GGGTTACAGAGGAAAAAAGAATGTAAAATCCATGTAAAATCCATTTAAATGCATGTATTTTCATACATGCTTTTCAAAAGTTATCCACAGACCATTCTGTGGATAACTTAGGGATAGCTTTCCAGACTTATCCAAAGGGTGAGTTGTGGATAGTTTCTGGATAACTTTTTGTCTGGCGAAGGGTGAAGAGGATAGAGATTTTCTATGCGATATATGCATTTGTGGTCTGCATTAATTGGATGGATAAGAATGGATGATGTGAGATTGTGTTTGGAGTGATCTGGAAATGTGTGATAGAAAAGTGAAATGATACAGTGATTAAGCCGATTTAAATGACCTTTAAGCCTGGAAACATCGCAAACCCTAACGGAAGGCTGAGAAAGCCTACAGATCCACGCTCTGAGAGCATGGTGGAGTTTTGCAAGCGTAATAAAGACAAGATTGAGAAGGTGGGTAACATTCTTCTGGAAAAAGCATTGAAAGAACAGGAACCGTGGGCAATCAAACTGGCCATGGAGATGTTTTACCCGAAGCCTGGGACGTTTGCACCGCCTGAAAAGCCTATCAAACAAACGAATGTCCAGATCAATACGTTACTGAAAGAAATGCCAGCTGATGAGCAGCATGAACTCTGGCAACTTCTGGTAAAAGCAGAGAAGAGACGACCCGCTGTGATTGATGTGACACCCACCCCATAAGAGTGTCAAAACGGCTGTGATGGTATCTTCTTGGTACCTTGTGGGATTTGAGGTGGTCAATATTCATTGATTTACAAGGATTGCAAGGCGTAGAACGTATGATACACAATCACACGTCCTGCAATTTTACCCCTCTTTTGACGCTCTTCTGATAGGGGGGCTGGGGGGAGAGGGGGCATCCGAGCACCCCACAATCAATTTGTATGGTTGTATATATACCTCTCGAGATATAGCGTTTTAGTTAGAAAACAAGACCATTTTTCCCTCTCCTTCACATTCACTTTCTGGTATTCTTTGAAAGAAGACTTTAGGAAGGATTAGTCAGGAAAATGTATCCGAATCACGAGACAGACTTTTATGGGTGGACACAGCACACAGCGGAACTGTTGCGTGAGCAGCGACTGAGTGAGCTTGATTTGGAAAATGTACTGGAGGAGATTGAAGCTTTGGGACGCAGTGAAAAGCATGAGCTGATTAATAGACTTTCGGTACTCCTCTCACACCTTCTAAAATGGCAATTTCAAAAGACAATGCAAGGTCACAGCTGGCGATATACCATTGAAGAGCAGCGCACTCAAGTAAAATTGATTCTGGAAGATAACCCCAGTTTAAAGCCACAATTTGAATCCAGTGTCGCAAAAGCCTACAAAATTGCTATTGTGAAAGCTACAAAAGAAACAAGTTTGCCAAAGACAACTTTTCCATCTCTTTGTCCTTACACTCCCGAAGAAATAGTGGATGATGAGTTTTTGCCCGAATAAAATGTGTAACATTTAATACTGAAACTAGAGTTTTTATTGTTAATTTGAAATGAATGAGAGGTATCCAATGAGTCAGCAGAAATTAATGTCTTCGTCTTTATTAGTATTAATGCTTTCCATGGTTTCGTTTGCCAACGATTCTTGTGCCATGATGAAGTCAGGAAGCGCGGAAGAAAAAACAACAACATCTGTCTCAAAACCATTTGTTTTCCACGATATTGAAGGGGGTTATGTAGCCTTAGAAGAAAATAAAGCTCTTTTAAAAATGAAGTTAGCAGAGATTAAAGATAAAAAAATTCTGAATGCTTTGTCTAGATTAGAAAGCCCAAATGAAAACTTACAAAAAAAGGCAGCTGATGACATTATATTGTGGGCGATTGATAATGACCAAACTCTGTTGCAGCCCGCAAAGCACATTAAAGTTTTTTATCAAAACCTTCCTTACGAGAGATTAGAAAATCTGGCAGCTCACTATTTTATTAAAAGATTTGCATTAAGTGGGTCAGAACAACTTTCTTTTTTGGAGAAAACGAGTGGTGTACAGCTTGGAAGAAGGCTTGTTGTTAGGTTTTTTCCATCTGGATCAAAGACATTTTTTATTAAAACCCATAGACATGGCACCCAATCAAATTCAAGTATGAGTAGTGGGGCAAAAGCCGTAGATCCAAAAGAAGTTTTGGTTTATAATGTTTTGCACCAATTAGGGTTAGGACCTGAGACTCACTTTTTCTGGGAAGATCAGAAGAATTTCTATATCGCCACTGAAGATTTGAATGGCAGTGGCCCATTTAAAGAGTACAGCAAAGTTTATGGGGAACTCCCTGATCCAGAAAAAACTTCAGACCTCAGTCCGGAACACTTCCAAATATGCGAGGAACTGGCAAAAATGGATGTCATTTCACGAATCTTGCGCTTATCAGATACCACAACCAACAAAGAGAACTTCGGATTTGTTAAAAATGAAGACTCTTTATCTTTACGTTTGATTGACTTTGATGTGAAAGATGATTATTTTTATACAGGAGACGGTTTATTTGAAGGATTTTTAGCTGGTAATGGAACCTTTACGTATGCGAGCAATACAGATCCGACAATCAGATTTGCTTTGGCAAAAAGGAGTGTAGAAGAGCGACGTCAAATTGCAGCCAATTTCTTGAAAACATCTGATATTCAAGAAGCTGTTGAAGAAGGCAGGAAAAATGCATGGGAGATCTCCCAAAGTCTCAAAATCGATCCCACAGATCTTGAAAATTATTATAAAGGCATTAATCAGAACATCAAATTGTTTAAAACGGGTCTAAGTATTTAGGAAGTTTCATCTAAAGAATCAAAACGATAAAGACTCTTTTGGGTTGATATTTTGAAAGGAAACGGGATAAGTATGATCTCGTTTCTTTTTTTAATGAGCTTGTGTATTTGAATTTTCTGATTTCTTGCTTCGTTACTGACTTTCAGGTATTCTGAATGGAGAAGAAACAGTAGTAGTTTTTCCCATTGAGAAGAGTGTTGGATGCCGATTTCGATACTGGATACAAATATTGAAGACGTAAAGGTACAGGCGCAGAAGAACTTCTTCTTTTACAGGCCGACACCGAAGCAGTCGCAATTTCATGAGGCGAGCTTGTGTGCGAAGGAGCGGTTGTTTCTGGGCGGTAACCGGACGGGCAAGACGAATGCTGTTTGTATGGAGCTTGCCTTTCATCTGACGGGTGTTTATCCGGAGTGGTGGAATGGGTATCGGTTCTCGCGTCCGATTAATGCGATTTCAGCTTCTATTAGCTTGAAGGATACCCGAGACATTCTGCAAAAGAAACTCTTTGCGGGTGACATTGACGGGTCAATGCCGCCCCTATTGCATGAGAGCTACATTGTGGAAAAGACCCATACCAATGTGGCGGGGGCTTGGGATACGGTGTGGATCAAACATGTTTCTGGCGGAAAGTCAGAACTGAAGTTCAAGGCCTTCCAGCAGGGAGAATCTTCCTGGCAAGGGGTGAAGGCGGACTTTATTCATATGGATGAGTTGCCGAACTTCAAAGTGTATCAGGAAGCTCTGGTCCGGATTTCTGAATTTGACAACGAGAAGACCTTCCTTGTGGCTTCCATGTGGCCTGAGAAGGGAAAAGATGAGCTGATTGCCCATTTTATGGATCATAGTGCGGAGGGGGAAGTCAAGGATGGCCGTTTTTACATTATGGCCTCCTGGCAAGACAATCCTTACTTGAAGCCTGAGACCGTTGAGCATCTCCGTAAATCGATTCCCAAATGGCAACTGGAAGCGCGAGAACATGGGATTCCTGTCTTTGGGCAGGGAAAGGTGTTTACGATGCTGGAGCCTGAGATTTTCGTCAAACCTTTTGAGATTCCCAAGCACTTTTCTTATGTGTATGGGCTGGATCCGTCAGCCTCGAGCGGTGGCACGTGGGGATGTGTCGTTTTGGCCTATGATCGAGATGCGGGTGTTGTGTATGCGGTGAGAGACTACAAGTTGAGCAATGCCACACCGACAGAACATGCCAATAATATTCTCAATATTGTGCCGGACTGGTGTACGGGGATGGTCGATCCTGCGGGGGCGGGTGAGAACATGCATACGAAAGAAAAGACACTGGATTATTTGCAGGAAAAGGCGGGCCTTCGGTTGGTCAAAGCCAAGAAAACCAACTCTGCCAAGGAAGCTGTGATTGATGAGATTTATGAGCGTGTGAGGAGTGAGAGTTTCAAGATCTTTTTCACTGAAAATGGTGAGGGCTGCCGTCATCTGGTGAAAGAATGGCGCCAGTATGCGCGCGATGAGGACGGACTCATTATCAAGAAAAACGATCACTGTATTGATGCGCTTTTTTATGCATTGGGGGACTTCCCTATGCCCGCTCCCTGACCGAGTTTGCCTATGACACTGTGCCTCAATGGAGAGCGGCGGGCTATGTGTAATCTTATGTTTCGCTGCCTTTGTTTGGGGGTTTGCCTTGTCTTGAGTGGGTGCAATATTCCCCTTTTGTTCTGGGAGGAAGAGGTGCGCGAAGTTGTGGATGATATCGTCGATGAAGAGGAAAAAATTCAGGGACACTCCTCTTATCCAGAGAAAGAGATGAGAACACCATGACATCTCCTCAAACTGTCAGAATTCTTTCTCTCGATGGGGGTGGGATGCGGGGAGTTTTGTCAGCCACTTTTCTGAAGCGATTCTGTCAGGATGCTGGCATTCCCCCCCATCAGCTCTATAATACCTTTGATATCATCACTGGCACCAGTATTGGCGGCATTCAGGCGTTGGGATATGCGAACGGTCAAAGTCCTGATGACATGTTGCAGTTCTTTGCAAGCAAGGGTGCAAGCATCTTTTATTACAATTCCGTGTTACCGTTATCCGCTTACAAGTTCAGTGTCATTATGGGGCTTCCCACCTATCCGACAACTTTTTATGGTCAAGCACCTCTCAAACAAGCGCTCGAGGAAGTCTTTGGAACGACCATGACGCTTGCAAATCTTTCTGGAAAAGTGATTATTCCTGCCTGGGATGCTCATGAAGATGACTCCGCCATCTTTTCCAATATTACAGGACTGGAGCCTTTTATGACGGGTGCCACTCAAGATGTTGTGAGTGTGGGTCTTGCAACAAGCGCTGCCCCTCTTTATTTTCCATCGGCGTCTCTTAATGGACATACCCTGATTGACGGCGGGGTCTATGTCAATAATCCGGTGAGCATTGCCTATTCCGTTTCCAAGAAGCTGTTTCCGGCGTGTACACGTTTTTGTATTCTTTCCGTTGGCACGGGACTGGCGCATAACGACTTTATTCCCGAATCTGTCCAGAAACAGCAATCCCTTGTCAAAGATTTTCATTCACCTCTTGTGGTTGAAGCGCACAGGGAGATGGAGAAACTCAGAAAGAGGCTTTTGAAGAAGTACCCCCATCAAAAGGAACAGGTCACGTTTTTAACGCAAAATCTGGGGAGTATTGCACCCGACAATGTCGATTATCTTTTTTACCTGATGGATAATGTGTTCATTCCCGGGTCCCAGGAACTCAATGCAAAAGTGATGGAACTTGAATCCACTGACGTTTATGATGATATATTCTTCTATCGCTTCCAGTATCAGTTTTTGCCAGGACAGGATTCAGCCCTAGATAATTACAGCCCCGCCAATTTGGCCAACCTGGCACAAGATGCCAATACTCAATATAATGCTGATTTAACAAAGATTCAGAATTTTATCGCCCATTTGAATGCGGGGTGATGATGAAATACCTTTCTGGTTATACAGATCCCTTTCTTTCTCCTGTGACGGGGGCTTTAGCCACCTCTTCATCACTGCCTGATTTGGAGAGAGGATACATTTGGATGGGTGACAAACAAAATCGCCCTGCTCCTTCTTTTAAACTGATTGATCTGACCATTGATGTGAGGTCCCTACAACAACAGGTAGAAGCAATTGCGGACGCACCAGTGATTGTCAATACACCTGTCTCTGTTTTTCCGAATGCACAAGCACTGAGTGATTTGAATGATGGATTAATGAAGAACAGTGATGGAGTGGTTCAGATTGCGACTCCTGATACTGATTATCTCACGCCAACATTGCCTTCCGGAAATATCTGGATTGGCAATGCTCAAAATATCGCGATCCCTCAACCGACGCTTTCCTTGTCCAACTTACCGGATCTAACACACAACAAAGTTTGGGTTGGCAGCGTAGACAATCGTCCTCTGGAGAGTAATTTTTCTGTTGCGCCAGATGACGCAACCTACATTCTAAAACAACCGGATAACACGTTGCCGAATGCACAAGCGTTAAATCAGCTCGTGGGCGCAGATCCGAAAATATTAAAAGCCGCCGCAGATGGTAGCATTGAAGTAGCGATTCGGGATCAGGATTATGCCACTAAAGAAACTTTGGAACAGATCAAGGCTGAAACGGAAGAGTTTAAGAATCAGGCCGCAACATCTGCTCAAGAGGCTGCGGCATCGGCAGAAGAAGCAGCAGCTTCAGCAACAGAGGCCACCACGGCAGCTGGAGAAGCGACGGCCGCCGCCGGAGAGGCTACAGGAGCAGCAGCGACAGCGAGCGCCTCTGCAACGGCAGCAGGCGTCTCTGCTTTGGGAGCTGGTGCGTCCGCCATTGCCGCGGCTGCTTCAGCAGGAAGTGCGTCTTCCTCGGCTTCAGATGCGTCTTCTTCAGCCTCTCAAGCGCAAACTTCTGCAACGAATGCCGCAAATAGTGCAACGAGTGCGCAGAACAGCCTGAATACCCTGCTTAGCACTGGAATTACCTTGCAAGGCGCGATTCATGGCGCCGGTGCATTGCTGAGTCCAATTACAACTTACTTTCAGGATAATCCTGTATTGCCTGGAAATGCTTCCATGATTCTCCCCAAAGGGGCCTCTTCCGAGCGCCCTATGGTCCCCATTGCGGGAATGTTTCGATATAATACAGCACCTCATTGATAAAATCTTGTTTTTAATTGCTGTCGAAATCATCCTTGTTGTAAATTAAAAGTATACTGAATTTAAAAAGGAAAACGACTTATGGAAAAATTGATCCCCTCTGAAGAAAAAAGAAATGAAATATTGAATGAGGCTCCTAAAATTCCCCTCATTCCCACCCCTGAAGGCCTGCGGGCGCTGGCTAAAATAGGTGTTAAGGCTGTACCGCCAACACCTTCAGGGAAACCTGAATTTACGGATGGAACCAATTGGTATTATCTGGCAACGGAAGGGTATGTCATTAATGCCCTGTCTCAAATTGGGAACTCTCCCTGTATTGCCGCAACCACGGCCAATCTCTCGGCCACTTACGTGAATGGGACGGCCGGTGTGGGGGCAACTTTGACAAGCACGGCCAACCAGGTTTTTACCATTGACGGCATCACTCCCCCAGTGGGGGCTAGAGTTCTGATCAAGGATCAGACGACCGCTTTGCAAAACGGTATTTATACGGTGACCAATGCCGGATCCGCATCGGTGGCCTGGATTTTGACACGTGCGACAGATTTTGACTCTCCGTCCCAGATGTTTCAGGGCGATGCGATCTTTGTGGCCACAGGAACCCTCAATGGGGTGACGGCCTGGATGCAAACCGCCATTGTGACCGCTGTCGGCACCAGCAGCATTACTTTTATCAAGCTGGCAAAAAGTGGCATTGAATCCGTCACCGGCACAACGAACCAGATCACTGTCACAACTACGGCAAATGCTGCCACCGTCAGCCTTGCCAACAATCCAGTATTGCCGGGAACAGGATCGGCTACACTTCCGGGCGGGACAACGGCGCAACGGCCTGGGGCGCTTGTGGCGGGGATGATGCGTTACAACAATGGTGCGTAAGTCACAAAAGAAAAAGGATGCTGATGCCCCCCTGGCGAGTCCTTTTGCCATTCAACCGATTCAGATGACGGATTGCCAGGTGAAGGGACTGACCCTTCCTTCGGGCAAGTTTGAGTATTGCGATGGGGCTTTGTGGTATCCTTTGGCCTCTGAAACTTATGTCGATGGAAAAGTTTTTGATATCAATACCAATACTTCAGCACAGCTCAACATTTCACGACTCAATGGCTACCCAAACTCATCGAATGCCTTTTTAAGGGGGGATGGCACCTGGATACTTCCTTACATCAACACTCTCAATATCAATGGGACCGTTTCTCTCTCCACTTATGGCCTGACGACTTCTGGCAATCTCAACGCAACCACAGGAACGTTGATTGCTAATAATCTTCAAGCTTATAATTCGGGGTCTCTCGTCGTACAAAGCCCTCTTTCTCTGAGTAATATTGGATCAACACCGATCAACATTACGAGCAACACATTGCAGACCAGAATCAACTTCAATAATACCAACACCGCGGCCTCTGCCACAGGACTTGTTATTCAAAATAATGGTGCGGATGCCGTTGAGTTTGGTTTTAATAACAGCACAAATGAGGCCTATGTATGGGCGACTGGAGCAGCGACTCTTAAATTTGGTACAAATGCAATCAAACGTATGGAATTGCTGAATAACGGAAGCTTGGTCATGTATGATAATCCAACCTATGCTTTGTCTGGAACTTATGGGTATCTCAATTCGTCAGGATCAACGGGAACGGCCACAAGTTCAGGATACTACTCGATTTCATGTCCAAATCGGATCAAGGCTTCTGAATTTAACGCCTACAGCTCGGAGAAGAAAAAAAGCATTTTGAGCTCAGGAAACACGATTGAAACAGAAGTCATTGAGAAGTTTTCCCGTATTCCTTTTTTTAAATACGAACACAAAGACCCCATACGGGATGGAAGCGGCATCTGTTATGGGGTGACTGCCGAGTCATTAAAGGAAGTCTTGCCAGATTACGTAGATGAGAGAGGGGAAGACTGGATTCCTAATATTCTGGAGACTGTGAAGGTGGAACGTCAGCAAGAGTTTTACTTGCTGAGATTGTCAAAAACACCCCAATTACAATCTCGCAAACTCAGGCTCATGAGTGCAGAAAAAACCATCGAAGCTGAAATTATTCGACAAGATGAAAACACACTGGAAGTCATCTGCACCGAACCGCTGCCAAATCTTGTGTTTATCTATGGTACTTATGAATCTTGCCCCAGCGTTTCCAAACAAAAGCTCTTTGAAATGGGACTAATTGCTATTCAAAATTTACTGAGGAGAGTTGCATTAATTGAAAATAAAGTTGGAAAAAGTTAAGTAGTTGAAATAAAATAAACACAACCCTAAGAAAGGATATTAATATGGCTACAATTACACCGAATCGCGAGGGACTCAAGGACCTTGCAGATTTCAATATTGACGCACAATTTTGTCAACAATACGGTACGCAAGTTTTTAATTACAGTGGAGAGGCAACACCGCAGTATCAGCAGATGTGTGCGAACCTGTCTTCTGTGTTGGGTGACATTGTAACTGACATTCAAGCGATTCAGGGACAGATTCCGACTTTTCAAAAAAGTGCCTGAGGATGCTGGTGATGTCATCGGTTGAGCTTCAAGGAGACTGAATGTCGTTCCCTCTTTCCAAAACACGACAAGACGCCTTGCAAAAGGCACAGCAGTATTTTCAGACGGCAAACCTGCACCCGTCCTCTCAGGAATTTCGTGCCAAATGCATCAGTGACTATGGATTCTATGATGGGACGGATCAATGGGATGCAAATGATCTGAATACCTTGAAAGACCGAGGACAGTTGCCGATTACAGTCAATATCTGCAAAGGATTCATTGACAATCTTTCCGGTGTTGAAATCCAATCCCGTTATCGCACGGCGTGCCGGTCTGATTCTTACAATGAAATGGATGACAGGTTGGCAGAGGCATTAACCCATCTTTTGCTTTTCATTCAGGAGCATCAGGAAATGCCTTACCAGGGATCACTGAAGTTCAGGGACTCCCTGATTTGTGGCGTGGGATGGAGTCAAATCTGTCAGGAAGAGGGACAAATCTGGTATGATTATGTTCATCCTTTCAACATCATTCCTGATCCTGATGATCTGAGTCCCCAATACAATGGGATGAAGTACGTCTGTCGTAAATACTGGATGCGACCAGATATGGTCAGGAATCGGTGGCCGCAAGCCTCACAAGAAATCGATTTTACAGAGTTTCCGTTCTATGAGGGGATTTTCTCGCCTGAGATGATGGATCGCAGTACAACTTATACCAGTTATGCCAACTTTGGAACACCACTGGGCGTCAATCAAAGCCGGGTGTTAGTTGTTGAGGTTCAGTACAAGGTCCCGCACAAATACTACCATGGGATTGATCAAAATGGTCGGTTTTTTGAGACGTTTGATCTTGAAACTGCTGAGCAGTTGGCGAGGGAGAGAGAGGATATCGAGGAAGGTAAAGGAGAGAGGATTATGCGCACCCTCTTTTTGGATAATACCCTTTTGGAGCATGCGCCACTGGATGCATCTTTGCCCACTCAAAAGGATTTCAGCTATATTCCTGTGGTGTTTCAAAGGCGCTTTCGGACGGGAGTTCCTTATGGCCTTCTCGAGAGCATGAAAGACATCCAAAGGGACTGTAACGTTCGTGTCACGAAGTCGGTCTATGCCATTAACTCCTCTCGGGTGGTATTTGAAGGCAATCCCATGCCAGGCCGCGACATTGAGGGGATTCGCAAGGAACTCAAAAGCACTGATTCTGTGATCGTGTTGCCCAAGGACTCCAAGTTTCAAATTTCATCAAATGCACAGCTGGGGGAAGAACAAATCAAGGTTGTCGAGCTGTATTTGGACTTGATGCAGCGTGTGACAGGTATTTATGATGAAATGCTGGGCATTCCCACCAACGCCACCAGTGGGGTTGCCCAGAATATCCGGCAAGTGAACAGTGTGCGCAATAATGTCTTTGCCTTTGACAATTGTTCAGCCATGAAAAAGCGGGAAGCGCGTTTTATTCTGGACCTGATTCAAACCAGTGGCGCTCAGAATATTGCTGTTGAAATCATGAGTCCTGAAGAAAGAGAGCTCCTGATTTTAAATCTGACCCGGGAGGTCAATGGAAAAACAGTCCTATTTAACGACATTCGCACATTGCCTGTATCTTTGTATATTGAAGAAATACCGGATTATCGAAGTACTTACGAGGAACAAAAAGCCACCTTTGAATCTTTGTTGTCCAATGCCCATGCGCAATGGCTGATGCTCTCCCCCGAACTGATGCGGCGGTTAGGTGTGAGGAATCCGGAGAAGATTGCATATGAAATGCGACAAGCGTTGCAGGAAAAGACAATGATGGAACAAGGAGTGGCAGGCCGGGGAGAGCCAGTTCAGTTTGCAGGAGTTTCTGGCGGCAACGGATTACCCATTCCTGCTGGGATGGGGGCACTTCAATGAGTGCGCCTTTTGTGAATTTTAGAATGAATCCGATACACACGATCAGCAGTACGCCCACATTGATCTTTGGAAATGACCAACATACGTGCCTGATTGATGGACTTGTTTTGTCCAACCTGACGGACAACGTCATTCTTGTGACATTGACAGTGGCCAGAGAAACTGAAGTGGGTGAAGAAACGTTGTTCGTGCTCGCCGATGAGATTCCAATACAGCCTTTCGATCGGGTCGATGCGCTTTTGAATCTGGCACTGACCCTGGAACCGGGTGATCTTCTCTATGCCCAAAGCGATTACTCAGAGAATATTTTTAATGCATTTGTCAGCTATCGAGAGCTGACTGAAATTTAAGGAGTTGCAATGACTGACGATAAAATGGAAAATGAAATACATAATGAGGTCACAAAAGAGGTGCACAATGAAGTGCCTGATGTTATTGGTGAACTTTTTGTGGAACGAGATCTTGTTCCTGTTGAGCGGTCAAGATCCTTGCCAGAAAAAGGTCAAGAAGGATCCGTTGTCAGTTCAACAAAAGACCCTTCTCCAAAAGACGATATTCCAAGTGAAGAAAAGAAAGAAAAGCTGACTGTTAAAGTCAAAACTGAAGACGGTGAAACAGAAAACTTAGACACAGAAACTGCATCAGAGGAGAATGAGAATACCTCTGAACTCCAGAGACTCAAGGCCGATCTAGAGAAAACACGTAAAAGACTTCTGGAGAATCAATCTTTTGGGCGCCAAAGTTCTCAGAAGCTGAAAATGGTTTCCAAGAATGTGCAATCTTTAATTGAGAATGGATCTTTGACCACAGAAGAGGCGCAGGGATTACTCAAGACTTTGCACGCAGAGACCGAGGAAGATGACGAAACGTCCGAGATCAGCTCTCAACATCCATTCACATCTCTTTTCCAAATTGCCAATAGGGAGCTGGAACACATTCGCAAATATACCGAGGATGAATTGCTCCAAGCCAAGATAGAAGCTTTTGATTTTCTGCTTTCTGTCTCTTCCCAAGAGGAAGTTGAAGATATTCTGGAGACGCTCGCAGATCTTGAGAATGATCCCGTCAAGTTAACTAGAAAAATGCTCAGCCTGGGACAAGAAGCTTACGAAAAGTCTTACAAGGCCATCAAGCAAGCAGGTGGCATCAAGAATTATCTCGCCTTCCAGAATAATGAAATTGAAAAGTTAAACAAAAAAATTGACAAGTTAGAGAAAAAACTGTCACAATACGAAGACTACGACAAGCCGAACTATCGGATTTCCGGCATGAGTGACATCAATGAAAAGTCATCTCAACGGGATACCATCAGTGCTCTATTTGAAGAGCGCGATAGACCCCGGCAAGTCGCCCGATGAGTGAGAAGCCTCGCCTCGTGCCCCGATCTCTCATCCCCTCGAATGAATAGGCGATTTTTTGGGCCAAAAAGACTGCTCTTGCGAGCACCTCCCTTGGCAGCCTTTTAAATCCTTCCCTATCTCTGAAGAGACAAAAATCAAAACTATAGACTGTGTTTGACACGGTTGCTTTTTGTCAACTTTGAGAGAGATGAAAGGATTATGAAATGGCTCTCTATCCAGTACCCGCCCCAGGTTATAACGGCATCAACCAGAACCTGTTTCCCTTTGACGTATCCCGTGAGCTGCTGCGCGAATGGGTGCAGATTACACCCCTTTACAATTTGATGGGGAATGAACCCACTCGCCCGATTGTACGTAAGCAACTCAGAAAAGGCGAAGGCTTACAATACCGCATGGGTAAACTTCAAGCTTTGGATTACAGGAATCCCATCACCAACTTTGATCAGCGTCGCGGTAATGCGCAACAGCAACAGGTCGATTATGACAAGGTGGATGTGGATTTCAAGAGCTTCCTTGTTCAGATCAAAAGCTATGATATTCTTGAGTATGGAACACCCATTGAGCTCCCTCCTTATGCAAGGTCCCAGTTGGTGGAAGCTTTCTCCCGCGCCCTTAACTATGATCTCTTTAACGCGATAACAGTGAAGGCCTATCCCACCATTCAAACCGCCAACTGTAACGTGGCGGGCACATTACCCTCTTATGATCGTGCGGTTCCCGCGCTGGCCACCACCCGTGCGCAATGGCAAGCGAACGCAACATTCCCCACTTACCTGAACGGGTTCCAGACGTCTGCCGCGACAACACCCGCAGGAACCGGTCTTTCGGCAAAGCATCTGGAAACCCTCAAGCAATACGCAGAACGCGGTGGCTCTGCGGTAGGTCTTGAAGATGCCATTCAGCCGGCTTACGTGCGCAGCAAATCAGGATGGCCCATGAACAAGTACATTTACCTGGCCCATCCGCAAACCTTGACAAGCTTGTTCTCAGATCCACTCTTTGCCAACTCCACCTTCAACCGTGGTGTTGTCATTGATGCTGACAACACGCCTCAAACCCTGAATGGTGCGGACTATGTGGGCGAATACCGCGGCATTTCCATTTATTCCTGCCGGGATCTTTATCAATATGCCATTACAAGCCAAGATGGCACCAAAACAGCGGCCTGGAACATCTTCATGGGTGCCGGAGCCCTGTCCTTGGGCTGGGCGGAAGATCCCATGATTGGCATGGAAAACGATCTTGTGGAACGTATTCAGCTTTACTTTGGTCATGAATTCCGTGGTCAAAAGATGCTTCAGTTCCCCAGCCAATACGCCGCAACCGCAGGGGCACAAGCCGGTTCCAACACGGTTATTGAACAAGGCATCATTCACTCATTCGTGAGCTTCTAAGAAAGGAAAATTACTATGACTAGTGTTATTCGATACGGCTCTGTTAACAACACAACCGGTGCGGCAATTACAACGCCTTCTGTCGTGAACCTTTCAACCGGTCAAGATTATGCCTTGATGGCAGTGAAAAGGTCCCTCGTGGCTGCTGATATTGGCGCCAATGCGGGACAGACTCGAAATGCCAATGGTTTATTTGTTGTTAATTTTACAGGAAAGTTTATTAAAGATGTGGTCAGTTTCAATGTTTACCGTCCCTTAACCACAGCGGCTCTGATTGGCGGAAAACCCTTGAACCTCCCATTGACAGGATATGCGATGTCCAATGCCAATCCACCCGTGGCCCCCACAAACCTGAATCAGAGCACAGGATGGACATGGTGCATTTCAGCAGATGGACTTTCCCTGATCTTACGAGATAGTGCATTAAACGCAGACGGCCAGTTAATTGCAGGGGATGTTATCACCGCACTGCTGGTGACAGGCAACTATTAATCCTCGAGAAGACCCTCTTGTCAGCCAAGAGGGTCCTGTTTTGCAGTCCGGGTGAGCACACATGCAGGTTTCAGATTTATTGGGTTTAATGGCAAATCTTTCGGTGGGTCTTGATAACACGACGCCCACTGAACGCACTATCTTTCTTCAGTATCTGAATCTGGCCCATTTTGAATTGTATCAGGAAACGGCCAACTTCAATCAGGACCTGATACTTCAGGAGAATCTTGCCAATCTCGAAAACACAAATACGGTCACACTCTCACAAATCCCCTATGTCATGAACGCTGTTTATGATGTGACACACAAACAAACCTTGAATCGGATCTCACGGGCTGATCTTGTGGCGCAAGATCCTGCGCTTGCGGCCACGGGAACACCGGAGAAGTATTTCATACAAAAAGACAGTCTTCAGTTTTATCCCACCCAAACGGCTGTGACTCAAGTGAGCGTTTGGTATACACCACAGCCCTCTCTTTTGACCGAGAATACAGATGAGTCGGAGATTCCCTATCCACCAGCCTATCATCCCGTTTTGGTGGATGGTGGCCTTTATTATCTCTTCCAGCAGGAAGGAGGATTTAAAAACACCACAAAGGAAAACGAAGCTTTGATCCGCTGGCAAATTGGCAAGACGCGCCTTCTCTCTTACCTCTATACCTCAAGTGGAGAGTTCCTCCCGACCTTCAGCAGTGTGTAAGCCATGTTACAGCAAGGTAATTATGACATCCTGGAGTTTTCCATGCCACAAGGGGGGATGAATCAGAATATCTCACCTGACAGTTTGCCATTTTCGTTTGCCTATGTGCTGGAGAATATCATCCCCAAACCCTTGGGCGAAGGACATGTCCGCTATGGCACGCGGAATGTCTACAAATTTCAAAATCCTGAGGCTCTAATTTTAAAGGCGTTTCCTTTTCTGAAATCAGATGGCACCCAGCAAATTTTGCTCTATGTGCAGGAGTTTGTTGTGGATAATGCCAACACGTTTCAGGTGTTGGGGAATCGACAATTGTCTTTTGTGAGTCCCAACAATGCAGCCCGTTATCTGGCGGATACTGCCCTTAAAATTGAGTATACATTCAATGGTGTGGCGACCCTGTATGATACCATTGCCCAAGTGACGACGGCAGGAACGACTGTGACTGTCACGATTGCCAACAATGCATTTCCGCAACCACTTGAGAATGTGCAGATCACACGGGTTTCTTTTTCTTCGGGCAGCCTTTACAGCTACGATCTGCGTACAAAGACACTCAGTGCCGCCTTGAGACAGAATCTTTCTGTTGCGTGCATTCCAAGGTCCGCCACTTTTTTAAACACGCTTGTCCTTTGCAATGGTGTTGATCCGCTCCTGTCATGGGATGGTAACCAGCTTCAGGAGGTTTACGATTTTGTCAAAGAAGAAACTGCTGCTTTAACAAGGATTGATAATCGCAACCTTTCTTTTACGATTCCGGCCAGTTTTAATATGGATGACTATGCTGTGGGGCATCTCTTGCAGATCAAAGTCAATGGTATAACCACGCAAACCGCTATTGCAGCGCGTAACCTCAATATACAAACCCTGACAATTACGACCACAACAGATCTGCCGCAGTTCGTACAGAATCAAACCCAAGTCTTGTATCAAGCCTGGCCGCCGCGATTTAATTTTCTCTACGTCGCCCATGATCGACTCTGGGCTTTGGGAGCGGGTGCGGCCACACTCAACTTTCGAAGTCCTCAAGAAGCTCTTAAGGTCTACTACACCTACAAAACCAATACAGTCACAGGCTGGTTTAACGAACGCACCAAAACTGTCCCCAGCATCGATCTTTCCAACAAGCATGGAGAGCCGGACAACCTTGAAGCCATTTGCCTTGTGAGTGATCTCATGGCTTTTGTGGGGCGCAACAAAACCCAGGTCTATCAGGGTCAAAATCCACTTCCCGTCAATGAAGGGGGAGATTTTCAGTTTAACTCCATCTTGTCTACGGGGGTGATTCATGGAGATCTTCTTGTTGAATTTCCCAATGATGTGTTTTTTGTCAACTCTTACGGGCTTCAATCCTTCAGCACGCTCAATATTGCCAAACAGTTTGCAGCCACCCCTTTCAATGCCATTGATCCCCTGGTGCAAAGCCATGTTTCCACTTTGATGTCCTCCAACGCTGAATACTGGAAAGCCACTTCTTTCAAATATGATTTAGGGTCTCTCATGGGATTCAAGCTGGGCACAAATCCAACGCTTGTTTCTCTTTTTTCAACGGCTCCTTATTCGTGGAGTCTATTTTCGGGTGATTTTGAAAAAGCTCTTGGATTTCTGCCCTTTGGAAATACGCTTTATCTCCACTTGGCCAATACACTGATCAGCTATGCCGATGGGAAAGATGGCCATCCCCCTCTTTATGGAGATCAAAACGGCACATCCCTCATTCCTTTTGCCTGGACTTTACCCGTCATCAGTCCTGAAGGCCGCTGTTTTGCCTGCAAGCGTTTTGAGATACAACTGGACTATCCTTCCAGCTTCACGATTCGTGCGAATAATCAACTGAATGTTGGCGTCAGTGGAGATCTTCCACAATCTTATCAAATCACCAGTGCTTATCGCTTTGATTTAAGGGGAGATCTTTTGAATACAGTCCCTCTTACAACAGATGACCCTGTATTGAAAGATTCATTCGGTTTCCGTCTGGATCAACCCTATTCCATTCTCAAGGATCGATTCAAATTCCTGGCTTCCCGTTTCTGGCTCACCCTTTCCGGCACAACGCAGGATGGACCACTCACTTTACGTAAAATCAAACTCTATGGCATTCTTGAAAGGAAATAATCATGGCTCTTCCCACCAATAACTCTCGTCCCGCAATTCCTTATGTTCCCACGCAGGTTCTTCCCAATTACGATCGCTATGAATCTCTGGGACAATTTCCACCAACGGCACAACAACTGGATGGTGATCTCAACAAAATGATTGATCTGATCAACACTCTCTCTGATGAAATTAATCACGTTGTTGTCGGCGCTCTTCCTGGCGCAGATGATCCTCTCAATGCCAACAGCCTCATGACCACAGATGGTGCGGGGAACATCTCCTGGGTGAAGGCGGCTTCTGCCAATCTCGATGATGGAGCAGTGACAACAGTCAAAATTCAGAATGCCGCTATAACGCCTGAGAAGATTCAACCACAGGCAATCGATACTGATCAGTTGGCTATTGATGCAGTGACAACAGCGAAAATTGCAGACGGTGCCATTACAACAGCGAAAATTGCAAACGGTGCTGTTGGACATTATCAGATCGGAAACAATTCTATTGTCGCCGCTCAGATTGCAGACAGAGCTATTACAACAGCCAAGATAGCCAACAATGCGGTCACTGGCGATAAAATTCCCAATACCAGTATTGCGGGTGCCCAGTTACAAAATCAAACCATTACTGCCGCTCAAATTGCCAACCAAACTATTACCAATGCTCAAATTGCCAACCAAACTATTACAGCGACCCAAATTGCCAACCAAACTATTACCAATGCTCAAATTGCCAACCAAACTATTAGAGCGACCCAAATTGCCAACCAAACTATTACCAATGCTCAAATTGCGAATCAATCCATTACAGCAACACAGTTGCAAAACGCCGGTCAGATGGTGCCTTTCGCCATGGGATACTATAAACAAGGAGCTGGTGTTCAGAAAGGGGTGAACGTCAATGTCAACCAACAGAGTACTGGCCTCTATTCGGTTCAGTTTCTTTCCGCAGCTCAAAATACAAACTACATCATTCTTTTGACGACGGAAAATCCAAGTTCTGCGACTCTTTTTTACGCAGAAGTTGCTTACGGCACTCGTTCGACACAAGGCTTTACTGTGAGAACAGGGTTTAATGCGACCCTTTATGACTTGAGTTTCAATTTTTTGGTTTATTCCTTTTAGACAGATGAGCGTGGCAAGAAATGCCATCCCATGGCATTTCTTGGAAAAGATTAATTGTTTACAATTTTTATGGTATTTTTTGAATTAAACTCAAAAATATTTTAAACTTATACAAGAATTGACACATTAAGGATTAGTAAAGAATGGGCCTTTTCAGAAAACTGTTTAGACGCAGCAAGCCACCTTCACCCCCTCAATTGCCAGAACCTCCCAGGCCGCAAGAGATTCTCGATGTGATTGATGAGTTGACGGGCACAGAAGCGGTCACGGTGACCGGTGCGGATGGCAAGAAACGTCGTGTGATCAGGAGACTCCCGAGAACGCGTGAAGAGGAAGCCCTCTTCAAAAAAGGTCAAGAAATCATGCAGTCCTCCATGAATGCAATTACGAATCTCTATCAATATGATCCTGCGTCCGTGATTGACTTTGCCCCCATCATTGAGACTTTTGCCAATATCAATCAGGAGCGTACAGAGAGTTTGGCCCAGATCGCAGACCTTGGAAATATTGCTCAAGAGATTGATAATTTCAGGCACATGCAATCAGATCTCATGCAGGAGCGTTTCCTGGCCGATCGCAACAGACTTGAAGAGGATCTGGCGCACAAGGGGCTTGCGAGTAGCACCACCGGACGGGAAGAACGGAATCTCTTGAATCGGTCAGAACGTTTGGCCCAAAGTCAGGCCGATCTGAATGCGTTGCAGTTTGGAGAGTCTCTGGCCGATCAAAGGCTTTCCCGTAATAGTCGCGTCTTTGGATTACAGGAAGCAGATCGTGCGAACAGATTGCAGGCCTCTCAGCTGGAGTATGACCTTGCCTTGCAACGCAAGGCGGATCTGGAACAAATGCGTCAGAATGCCATTAATGAACAGCAGAATCAGTTTGCGCTGGCTTCTGGCTTAGTGGGCAATGATCTCAACAAGACGCTCAACAGCCGGGCCAACACAGACGCCTTATCCCAAATGCAGATTGCAAATGCAGCGCAGATGAACAACTACAATGCCAATGTGAACAGACTCACACAACAGCATCAAATGGCAATGGAGGCTTTCAGGAACAAACCGATGGGCTTTGGTGACTTTGCCATGAAACTCGGTGGTCTCGGGTCAGGTGCTTTTGCCAGCAACGCCATGGGGGGTTTGGGAAGTTCACTGTTTGGAGCACCTAAAAGCAATGAAATCGTAAAAGGACTCAAATAAATGACGAAATCCACCTTACCGATTCTGGATGTTTATAAGACATCAGCCAAAAAGGAAGATCCCCGTGGGAAGCTGAACAAAGCGCAGTCAGACAATCTGAAAGTCCAGTCAGACTTGGCACAGGCATCTTATAATACCCTTCACAATCAACCCCATGACTCTGCACCTGTTCTGGAAGCGTTAGGATCGCTTCGCAAAGATTTTGGAGAAAAACCCACAGGATGGGGTGCTTTTGGTGCAGGCCTCACAGAAGGACTCGCGCTGGGTGAGAAACAAAAAAGTATTCTCGATGACAAGAAACGTCTGGAGAGGTATACAAGCACGCTTGATAAACTGCAAGCGTATGCTGAAGAAGCCCAGGGAAGGCTTGCAGAAGCCCAAAAGAAAGAAGAGATCAAGGAAGGACTATCCCCCTATGTTTCTCGCACGCTTGATCTGATTATGGAAGGTGCACCCCAGGAGCGGATTGATCTTGCGGGAATTGATCTCGCACGCCGCCTGAGTGCTGTTTCTGGTGACACGCTTGAGTATGCCATGGGAAATGGTAACGGATTGACCCTTGTCAATCCTGAAACGGGCGAAGATACTTACGTGACATGGGAAGATCTGGCGGCTCCCAATATTCAGGAAAAGGTCATGATGGCCAACCCTGTTTACCAGAGCCAGCTCTTGCGCCAACAGCAGATGGAAGCGCATGACATGGCACTTCAGGAGCGCACGACAGCCGCCCAGGAGTTACGTGCACAAGCTTCTATGCAAAAAGCTCAATCAGCCGGAACTGGTAGCCAAAAAGCGTCAGAAGGTCAACAATCGCCAAAAGACAGGGAAAGAGAAACGTATTTACGCCTTCAGGAGCTTTTGACACAGGGGGATCCTACCATTGGCGCTGGCACGCGTTTGTCTCAAACCGCCGCTCAGTATATTCCAGGGTGGGGAAGTGGTCTTGATGCGGCACAACAAGAATACCAGCAGTTGGTTGCAGATCTTAAGGGGCAACGTTTCAAGAAGTATGGTTATCGTAATGAAGCTGAGTTCAATCACGTTAAAACACTAGATCCCGCACTCTCCAGAACTGAGGCTCTCAAGTTTGTTCAAAATGAGCTCGCAAAGCTGGATCAGGGAAATCATGCCGCACCTCAAATGCAAACACAATCTTCGCTAATCAACCAAGACGCAGCACGGCAGCCCGATCGAAAAGAGGCGATTATCCAAGAGTTGCGAAAAAGGGGACGGATTCAATGAAGACTGCCTCTCTTGCAAATATGAGTGATGAAGAGCTTTTAAGAGAATTAGCACAAATTGAAGAACTCAATAAATCACCCGTCGAAATGAGTGATGAAGAACTTTTAAGGGAATTGTCACTCATTGACAACACCTCTTCTATCGCACCTGAGAGTCCGACAATTGACAACCGCTTGACTTCTCTTGGAAAAGCTGCTGTTGCAGGAGCTGTAGGTGGCCTTGCAGATCTGGCAACAGCACCCTATAACATGGGGGCTGCTGCTCATAATTTCCAGAGAGAGCACATCGATCAGGACGTACTGGATGCAGCAACACGCTTTAATCCGGATATGCCAAATGTTCCTTATGATGTGGAGCTACCATTGATTCCTTCTGCAACAGAAGCGATTGACCATGGACTTGATTCGTTAACTGGTGGATATACACAAACGCCAGGAGGACAGAGATGGCTGAATGAAGGCGTGAAGTTTGGGGCGTCATTAGCCTCCCCTGGTGGACTTGCAAAAGCAGGCGTCAAAGGAATGAGTGCTTTAGGTACGCTCAGACCATCAGGTCTTGCGGGCGCGTTTGCAGCCGGTGCGACTGGTGAGGCCCTGCGTGATGAGGGAGCAGCCACCTCTTTCGGGGGAAGTCTTGGTGCGGCTGCCGGAGTAGAAGCGCTTGCAGGAGGTGTTAGAAATTTTGGTAAAGGTGCTATCAAACTGGCTGGATTTGGAAAACGCAATCTTGATCTTGATGCCATTGAATCCGCACAGAAACTCAATATTGCTGTACCTCATCCGGCCTTTACATCTGGCAAGGCAGCCAATCTTGCGACCCAAGTCATTCGTAAAGCCCCGATTCTGGGAGATAAGCTCAAGGATAAATTTACACAAGCCTCAAAAGAGTATAAACATGCTTTTGAAAATCTGCTGGAAGATGTGGGGCCCCAAAAGACAGAAGAGGTTGCCAGCGAGATTGCCAGGAAGTACAAACATCTTGAAGAATCAGTGCCCCAAGCCGATACTGTACTGGCAAAAGAATTGCTGGGCACAATACAGGATCTTGAAGCCTCTCTTGATTCAACATTCCATTCAGCCCCGACAAAAGCATTGCTGGATGTGGCTCATAGAATCAAAGGCCAGATTGTGGAAGATGTGATCCCTTTTCCTGAAGGATTTGAAAAGATGGCTCCAGAAGTACAGGAAAAAGTCCGTGAAGCCATCCATGCGCAAACCCAGTTGAAACCTGTGTCTGTGAAAAAGCTTGTCCGTCAAAAAGCCGAGCTTAACAAATACATGAAAGACAGGAACCTGTTTGATCGTACAGATGGAGATACGCTCAATTTGCTCAAGCGCATTCAAAGCGCAACAGATCGTGAGCTCGAACATTATGGCAATCAAAATCAAGCCTTCCTTAAAGCGTGGAAAGATGCCAATGAATCCTATGCGCGTACGGCCAAAAGGGAAAGTCTTGATGACTTTCTCAGCGCTAAACTCAAGCCTGATTCCAAAGAAGATGTAGCCTACGGATCACTTGCCAATCTTCTGGAACGAAGAGAATCCCAGAAGCTGCTCAAGAATAACCTGGGTGAGCAGAATTATAAAAAACTTCAGGACTTTGTGAATGTTGCCCGCGCCATGCAGGCTCTGAACAAAAACAATCCAAACCCTTCCGGTTCAGCGACTGTCGGATTCCTGCTGGGGCTGGCTTATACTCCCCTCCGCGCCATTAAAGGTGCGACCTTAGGTTATGGGGCCTATCAATTGCTGACAAGCAAGCGATTCCTCAATCTTGCCATCAAGTACGCAAAAGAGCCATCTCAATCTGCGGAAAAACAATTAGGTAAAATTGTTCAAGAGAGGACTGGCGTTCCTCTCCAATCACTAATAAAAGAGATGCACGCAAGCGAAAACAGTCAGGAGACAAACAAATGAAATACGTACTCTCTCTCGAAACAGAAGATATCAACGAGATCCCCAGGCATCTCTTCGCACACAAATACCAATACGTTGTGGCCGAGCTACTCCGTCAAATCCGCACCTCTATCAAACACACTGACGAAAAGTCCATCACCTTCGAAGATCTGAAAGAAAAAATCATCCAGCTCCTCGATCATGAAGGCCTCAGTCCGGATGATGTGTTTCTCTGAGCACCCGACAAGCCCACTCAATCAGTGTTATCGTTACTGGGAATCACTCTATTCCTCTCAGCTTCAACTAAAGCCTCCAAATCTTCGTCCTTCATTAACACGGCATACGCTTGTTTTGCAGCCTCGATGACTGTATCCAGCAAAGGTGAATCGAAATAGTCTTGATCAAGCTTTTCAATGCCGATTGCCTCTATAAGATTATTGAGAGATTTGATTAACTTCAAGATGACAGACAACTCATTTTTATCACGAAGAGTCCATCCAATTTGATCTTCTGGATACTCTTGGAATGGAATCCTTTGCAGTAAAAAATCTGTTCTAT